CATGCTAATAAGGATCTGGCGATGTCCGGTCCGTATCGGTATGTATGCAGTTCTTACAGACTACGAAGGCCAGGAAAACCCCGACGGCGATCAGTACAGAATCGACAACGTGTCGAACAATACCGACGAAAACGGATTGAAAATCACGGACTTGACTCTTTATAGGATGGATCAGCTTTATGAAGTCTTTACAGAAGAACCTTAAAAATTTAAGAGACACACTCAAAACGGTCTCGGTTCCTGAGAAGGTCTTCCACTATACGAAACCGGCGAATGTAAAGCCGCCATATATCGTATGGCAAGAGGACTCGGAAGCCTCGGCTTTTTCCGGGGATAACCACAAACAGGAACAGCAAGTACACGGGACGATCGACTGTTATACAAAAACGGAATACGACCCGCTACTTGACGAGATCCAGGACGCGCTTAACGGGTCCGAGATCGGGTGGAGCCTCTTGACGGTTCAGTATGAGGACACGACGAACATGATTCATTATGAATGGGAGTTTTATATCGTATGAGATTACAAGTCGGAAAAGGAATGGATCAGTATCTTCAGCAGCTCGGAAACCTTGAAACGATCGCGCCTCAGTCAATGGGTAAAGCGATTTATGAAGGCGCCGACATTGTGGCGGACGCCATAAAGAAGGGAATCCAGTCGATGAATGTCAGCGATCAACCCTTCGCTGAAAAGGTGACGGGAATCCGGTCCATTCAAAAACAGGGACTAATCGACTCGCTCGGTATTGCAAAGGCGACAACCGACAACGGGTATCGAAACGTCAAGATCGGCTTCGACGGGTACAACAGACTCACGTCTCAGAAATACCCACAAGGACAGCCGAACGCGATGATCGCGAGGACGTTCGAAGCGGGGAACAGCTTCACACAGAAACAGCCTTTTGTCGGTCCCGCAGTCAGGGCCTCAAGAGCCCAGGCGGAAACAAAGATGGCAAACGTCATAGACGATGATTTGAGAAGAATTTTCTATAGTTAGGAGGCTAAAAAATGTTAAAGTATAATCTTCAGACTTTCGCAGCGGCCGGCAAGGTCGCCACGGGCTTTTCGAAGCCCTATGTCGCAAAGTATCTGTCGAACGCCGGTCAGATATCCTTCACCGGCGGACGTAAACTCGCCAGGGGCGTCAACGTATCGCTCTCGCCCGAGTCTTCGACAGATAACAACTTCTATGCAGATAACCAGGTCGCAGAAAGCGCCTCGGGTCTGTTTACAGGTGGAACCGTGTCTCTGACAGTCGACGGTCTCTTCATGGATGCCGAAAGGTTCGTCCAGGGACTTCCTCAGGCAGACGCAGCCGGATGGGTTGGATATGGCGACGACAAGGAGACCCCTTACATCGCTATCGGTTACATCGTCAGGTACATGTCCGGCGGAGTGACGACTTACGTCCCGACGATCCTCCCGAAGACAAAGTTCGGACTGTTTAATCAGTCAGCAGCAACACAGGAACAGGAAATCGACTGGCAGACTCAGGAAATAGAGGCGACTCTCATGAGGGCCGACGATGCTAACCACAACTGGAAGTTCATATCTGAGACCGAGTACGCTACGGAAGACGAGGCCGAGAGGGCTCTTCAGACGAAGCTCGGAATCTATGTAACAGATCCGTATCTTGAGCCGGTATCTGACGGTGTATCACTTTTCGGAACGCTTGTCAGTGATATGCAGAGCGATCTCGTAATTTCTCACAATGCTATCACAGGAACGCTGAAGTATCTCGATGACGGAGAGATCGCCGGATATTGGGGCGACGGAAACTTCATGGCTATACAGTTCAACAACATCGACCCGAGAGCTACTTCGGTTCGTGTAGGTATGCAGCCGTCAGAAGGCTCAGGACTTGTTGAGCTTATCAATGATCCTGACAAGAACGGAGTCTTCAAGGTAACAGACAAAGACGCCCAGAAATTTGTCGTTATCTCGTCAGATGGAACTCATACATCAACAGCAACCTATGACCTTAGCGGTCTTGTATGTGAAGGAGAATAAATGAAAGTATACGGTCGTGAAATCAATTTTTTACGTTCAGTCGAAGCTACGATAAAGATCGCGGACTTATGTCCTGAGGCCGACATGGATAACATCGGAAAATTATTCGATGGAACTTACCAGGTGTCACAGACAACTTCAGCGTCTTTTATGGCAATACTCAGCGAGGGCTTTGAAAATCACAAAGCCTTCGAGGAGCCTGACTATAAGCCGAACCCTCTCAGAAAAGAGGAAGCGCTCAGTCTTTCAACGGAAGATTTCAACGAGCTCTTCGGAGAGGCTGTTGCGGCTTTTATGGGAGAAAAACCCACGGTGGAGACAGAGGTAAAAAAAACAAAAAAAGCAGAGGACAAAAAATCAAACTTAACCGAGCATGGTTCCTCTTCTACGGCCGAAAGCTAAACATGACCAGACAGGAGATCATGTGCACTCCCTTCGGAGAAATGCAAGACATGATCGCCTGTCTGTCAATTTATGAAGGATTAGCTGAGCCCAAAAAGTACAAAAAGAAATGGAACTATGACGACGCGATGGCCTTGAGGTGAATTTATGGCAGTAAACATCGGACCCCGGATAGGAATTGACGGGGAAGCGGAATATCGCAAACAAATAAATCAAATCATCCAGGAAACAAAGACCCTAAAATCAGAGTATGAGAAGGTCGGGTCTTCGATGCAGAAGGGCCAGACTACCCTCAAGCAGAACGCGGAACAGCACCGAGTACTCGGTGAACAGATTGAAAAACAGAGGGAAAAGGTCAAACAATTAAACTCCATGCTCGAGGAATCCTCGAAAAAGTACGGAGAAAACGACCAGAAGACCCTTAAATGGAAGCAAGCAGTCAATGAGGCCACGACGGAATTAAACCGTCTGGAAACAAAACTGAAAGAACTCCCTTCAAGCCTGACCCTCGTCGGCGAGAAAATGTCGGCAATGGGTGACAAAATAAAGGGAGCCGGTCAGCACATGGAATCGTTCGGACGTGCTATCACTCCGATCTCGGCAGCGGCAGCCGCGGGACTTACTGCAGCGGGAAAATCCTTTATGGACTTCGAAGCCGGAATGTCAAAAGTATCGGCGATCTCAGGCGCTACGGGTGACGACCTCACGGCTCTGACCGAAAAAGCAAAGGAAATGGGCGCGACGACAAAGTTCTCGGCGACAGAATCAGCCGAGGCTTTTTCTTATATGGCGATGGCCGGATGGAAAACTGAGCAGATGCTCGACGGTATCGCTCCGATCATGAACCTGGCAGCAGCGGCCGGCGAAGACTTGGGTATAACATCCGACATCGTAACGGATGCCCTGACGGCTTTCGGACTGAAAGCTGAAGACGCGGGTCATTTCGCTGACGTTTTAGCGGCGGCTTCTTCAAACGCAAATACAAATGTCTCCATGATGGGCGAGTCGTTCAAATATGCGGCTCCCGTGGCGGGATCTCTCGGATATAGTATCGAGGACGTGGCTCTCGCTCTCGGTTTAATGGCAAATAGCGGAATCAAAGCAGATATGGCGGGAACATCCCTCCGTAATATGCTCAACCGTATGGCGAAGCCGACGAAAGAGTCAGCGGCAGCGATGGAACGTCTCGGGCTTGACCTCGCAGACGATGAAGGAAAAATGTATTCTCTCCGTCAGATCATGGAGCAGATGCGGAAATCCTTCAAAAACATAAATATACCGGTCGAAGAGTTCCAGAATCAGGTCAACAACCTCAATGCGGATCTTGACGATGGCGTAATTACCGAAAAAGAGTACGAAAAAGAACTCGAAGAACTCGCAAAACAGGCATACGGCGCGGAAGGCGCTGAGAAGGCAAGAGCGGCGGCTATGCTCGGCGGAACGAGAGCTATGTCGGCCATGCTTGCAATAGCGAACGCCTCCGAGGAAGATTACCAGAAATTAACAGCGGCGGTCGATACCTCAAGCCAGACCTTCGCAAAACTTACCGACGGTTCGATAATACCCTTGAACGAAGCTCTCACTTCGGGCCAGGAAATAATGGAGACATACTCTGGCACAGCCGAGGAAATGGCAAAAATTATGATGGACAACGCTCAGGGATCGTGGACTTATGCAACGTCGGCCCTTAAAAATGCCGGTATAGCAGCCGGAGAGGTTTTGGCTCCGTATATCATCCAGGCGGCTGACGCGGTTCGAGACCTTTCCAACTGGTTCTCGAGCCTCGATAAAGAAACCCAGGAAACTATAATCAAGACTGCAGCACTGGTCGCGGCAGCAGGCCCGGCGCTTATAATCGGCGGAAAAGTAACGAGCGGAATAGGTTCTATCGTCCAGGGCGGCGGGAACCTTCTTCAGTTTATCGGGAAACTCACCCCGGCAGCGGGAACAGCGGCGACGAGTCTCTCAACAATGGGCGGAGGAGCAACAGCGGCGGCCGCGGGGATCTCCGGGATAGTTGTCCCGGCCGGATTGGCTGCGGGGGCGGTCGTAGTTTTAGGAGCGGCATTCTTGCAAGCGTATAACAGCGACGAGAAATTCGCTCAGGAAGTAGACGAAGACTGGGCCAATATCAAAAACACGATCTCGAGCACAGTCGAAGAGCTCAAGCCTGTATGGGACGATTTTGTCAAGGCTATGTCCCCGAAGTTCCTGGAGGAATTGGACAAAATGCAAGTGAAGCTCGGAAGTTTTAAAAACTACGTTAAGGGCTTCAGTACTACAATGCAAGGAGTTTTTAACGGCGACTGGAGATCAATTATGAGTGGCTGGATGCAAATCACGGCCGAATACCTCGATAGTAAAATCGTCGCAAAATTCAGAAGCGCAGCTTATCTAATACAGTCGATATTTAATAAGCTCGACATAAAGCTCCCTCATATAAAGCTCCCTCACTTTGTTGTGGAAAGTACCGACGGTTTTGGACTTCCGAAGTTCAGAATCGACTGGTATCAAAAAGCAATGGCGAGCGGCATGAGGTTAAACGGCGCGACGATCTTCGGAGCGGCAAACGGAAGACTCCTCGGAGGAGGAGAAGCCGGGGCCGAGTGGATCGTCGGGGAAAACTCTCTCATGGGTATGATCCGGTCAGCGGTCGGAACCTCGAGGGGCGACGTCAACATCGGAGACACTACTATCGTAATCAATGCACAACCCGGACAGGATGTCGAAGAACTCGCGGATATGGTCGACGAAATAATAACGGCCAAATATGAACAGGCGGCGGCAACATGGGCGTAATATATCAGAATTATCTCACAATAGACGGGCGGCCTACGCTCGACTTTAATACATGGATCTCAGGCGGGGGGACTTATGGTTCTCCCGTGCGGGACGTCACAGCGGTATCGGTTCCCGGACGGAATGGCGACATCATAATTGATAACGGACGATATGCAAATATCAACATCGACTATGATTCCTTCATCCCGAAGGACTTCGACCGCAACATGAGCGCCCTGAGGTCATTTCTCAGCTCTCTCAAAGGTTACAAGAGACTCGAAGACACTTATCACCCAGAGGAGTATCGGCTCGCGCTTTTTTCGAGCGGACTTGAGCCGAAAACGACAACTCTAAACCGCGCGGGATCGTTCACTCTCTCGTTTAATTGCAAACCCCAGAGATTTTTGAAATCGGGTGAGCTGCCGGTCATGTTTGCTGACGACTCGGCGATCATGAACGAGACACTCTACGAAGCCGAACCGGTGATCCGAGCTTTTGGAACCGGAACACTGACGATCGGAGACGTATCGGTCCAGGTAACGACCGCGGACGAATATACAGACATCGACTCGAGAATACAGGAAGCGTATAAAGGGTCGGTAAATTGTAACGCGAACATAGTATTGACAGATGGAGTATTCCCGACGATAAAGCCCGGGCTTAACGAGGTAGAATTTACCGGATTTTCGAGTATTCAGATCACCCCTCATTGGTGGACATTATGAAACCTATTCTCTTCTCAGAAGCTTCAACTTCATTTAATACGAACGGGATCGGGCGACTGACTGACGCGATCTCTTGCACGGTAACGGAAGAGCGGAACGGTTCGTACGAGCTCGAAATGGAGTACCCTGTCACGGGTCAGCATTATTCAGACATCGGACAGCGGAAAATAATAGTCGCGCAGCCGGCAGTCGAGGAAAATCTTCAGCCCTTTAGAATTTACAAAGTCACAAAACCCCTCAACGGACGGGTCAAGATATACGCGCAGCACTTATCCTATGACCTGTCAAAAAATGTCGCGATGCCGTTCAGTGTAGCGGCCTCGGCGACAGCTTGCGCGGATGCCCTGGCGGGATTAAAGACAAACGCGGTCGAGACTTGTCCTTTTACTTTCGAGACGGACGTCACGACAAACGCGTCCTATACACAGCCGACTCCGGCGACGATAAGAAGCAGACTCGGCGGGGTGGAGGGATCTATACTGGATCAGTTCGGCGGCGAGTATGAATTCGACGTTTACAAGGTCAAATTCTTACGTCAGAGGGGGGCAGATAACGGAGTCAGCCTTCGTTATGGTAAGAATATAACCGACATTAACCAGGAAGAAAACATAGCGAACACCATCACCGGAGTAGTTCCATTTTGGAGGAGCACGGACGGCGCGACTCTTGTCACGCTACCCGAAAAAGCGGTTTACTCTCCGAGTGCTTCTTTATACAGTCAAAAGTTGACGGTTCCGGTCGATTTTTCGCAGAACTACGAAAACCCTCCGACCGAAGCGGCTCTTAGGGCGGCGGCTCAGGCGTATGTCAATAACGGGAGCTTCGGGGTCCCGAAGGTCTCGATAGACGTCTCGTTCGTGGATCTACGGGGAACCCAAGGATATGACGACGCGATCGAGCTCGAGACGGTTCACTTATGCGACACCGTGAAGGTTCAATTTGTTCCTATGGGAATAAATACGACGGCGAAGGTCGTCAAATGTGTGTATGACGTACTCGGCGAAGCCTACAATCAGATCACGGTCGGGTCTATAAGGTCAAACCTTGCACAGACTCTCACAGATCAGAACTCAAGAACGAGATTGTCAGATCCGGACAAGCCGCAGCCGAGGCGACATCATGGCTGACTCAGTTCGGCGGGTATGTCGTGGCAATAAAAGACGCTGCGAACCACTGGGAAGCTTTAGCTTTTTCAAATAAACCCGACCCGACAGACAATACGGCCCAGGTCCTTCTCATAAATCAGAACGGAATCGGGTTTTCGAGTACTGGTTTATATGGAACATATTATAGCGCCTGGACACTCGACGGCCATCTAACCCTCGGAGGAAAAAACAACGAATACGGAACCTTGACTCTCATGGGTCCCGACCCAAACAACCCGAACAACATGATCCAGATCGGGAAATGGGACAAAGACGGGATCAGCGTCACAAAGGGCGTCATAAGTGGAACGACCATACAATATGGCAAAAACAACCTTTTGACCGAACTCAAATACGGCCCGAGTGCAGCCTTCGGAGGATCTGAGGCTCTTTTGATATCAGGAAATGACCGAATGGCCATAGAGAGCTCAGCGTATCAGGTACGAGTCACCGGGGCCAGTTTTCATGGTGGAACGACAAACGGAGCCGCTTATCTCGATATAAATAGTAGCTACGCGACACTACTCGCCCCGACCGGTATCGCGTTTACTTCTCCCGGTTATATTTCATTACGAAGTGGAAATGATACTGCAAGAGTAGATCTGCAAAATGGCGAAGTGTATATATCGCATGGAAAGCTGAGACTGGATGGCGATATAACAAAAAATTCCACCTCTGTAATCTTCAGATACGCATACGATGCAGACGATGCTGTTTCATTGAATGTAGGAAATGCTTCAAATGCGCTCGAGCACTTGTCGACCGGAAATTTTGTTAAATGGACTACATCATCCGACAGAAGAGTAAAAAAAGGAATTAAAAACCTTAAAAATAATGTGGTTCGAAAGTTCTTCGACATGATCCGACCGGTCAGCTTTATGTTTAAGAAAGACAAGGAGCAGCGGACTCACTTCGGACTAATAGCCCAGGAACTCGAGGAAGTCTTAAATGATCTCGGGTTGAAAACCGACCTCATCGGAGAAACAAGTAACAAAATAAAATATATTGATTACCCCGGACTTATCGGCTTATGTCTGGAGGCAATAAAAGACCTTTACGAACGAGTTGAAACCCTTGAGAAAGGAAGTACAAAATGAGAAATCAAACAATAAACCTCAACCTCATACCCGGCGGAGTGATGCCTGTCGTACATTTATCACAGTACGACCAGGACGTAGACGGCTCCCTCATTTTCAATATCTATAATGGTATGATACCCTACGATCTGACCGGCGGCGTGGCTCACATCCAGGGACACAAGCCCGACGACACGATCTTTGATTATGAGTGCACGGTACATGATACCTACGTCACGGCCGCGACTGAGTATCAAATGACAGTAATGGCGGGACAGTACCCGGCAGAACTCAGGATCTCAAAAGACGGCTCAGCAGTCGGAACGCTTAACTTTATTTTCGCGGTCGAACCCTCGACAGCCACGGGCGCGGATCTGTCTCACACAGATATCCCCGATCTTATGCTCGAGATCGAACAGGCCGTAGTAGCTTCAGCGGCTCACGCAGAAAGCGCCGAGACAAGCGAAGAAAACGCGGAAGCCTGGGCGGTCGGACAGAGGAACGGGACCGACGTCCCCGACACAGATCCTACTTATCACAATAACTCGAAATACTACGCGGGACAGGCCTCGACAAGCGCGTCAAATGCCTATACCTCAGAAACGAACGCGGGAACTTCAGAGAGTAACGCGGCGGCTTCAGAGAGAAACGCTGAGGGCAGCGCCGAGGACTCCGAAGCGTGGGCGGTAGGTGAAAGAGACGGCGTTCCGGTATCGAGCGACGATCCGACCTATCATAATAACGCTAAATATTGGAGTCAACAGAGCCAGACGGTGGCAGACATGACCGGAGCCACGGCCCAGGATGCCGGAGCTCATGGACTTGTCCCGGCGCCCGCTGCCGGTGATAACTCGAAATTCCTTCGGGGTGACGGTACATGGCAGAGCGTTTCCGACGTGTCAGACAGTACAGTAACATTTACAGACGCGTCTCAGGATGGAGCGATAACGTCAGGGAGCCCTCTGAAGACGCTTATCTCATTGATAAAGTTCAAGCTCACAAACAGATCGGCAGCAAGCGGCGGCTCGGACGTCTCACTCGTCACAACGGGAGAAAAATATACATGGGACAATAAAGCCGAAAATTCGGAGTTTACCGGAGTAACATCGGGGCCAACACCCGGACATCATGGACTTGTCCCCGCGCCGACGGCCGGATATCCTGACAAATATCTGCGATCAAATGGCTCGTGGTCAGATCTTCCGACGCCGGACTATGTCGACGAGCAGTTTAACCCCGCCACAACCTACTCAAAAGGAATGACTTGTATTTCGGGGAATAAGAGGTATGAGTATATCAATAGTACGGCTTCATCGGGGCATCAGCCGCCTGATGCTACTTATTGGAAAGTGTTGAGTGTGACAAATCAATTAAACGAAGGAACAGCGTTTGTCAAGGCATACGCCGCAAGTCAGCCGTGGCTTACTACCGGATTTAGAGCGGATTATGTCACTGTTGTGAGTGGCGGCTATTATATAAAAGATAATGTGCTCTTTATAAGAGCAAGAGTAAAGTCCAAAGTGGCAGTAGCGGCGGGGTCAAGCCTTGTTGTTATGTATATGCAAAGTAGCGTAGTTCCCGACGCAAGTTATCCGCTGATAACTTATCGTAATCCTTCATACCCTACCAATTCAGCAATTTATACAAATGGTGATGGATATATAGCAGTAGCGATTTTCAACAAAGAAGCAGTGGCAATAGACGATATGTTCGATATCATTGGTTTTGCGAATTTAGTTTAATAGGAGGTAAGCCATAAATGAAACTCTACATAGAACAAATTGCAGACGGAACAAAAACCGTAGTAGCAACTAAAACAGACGAACAGGCGGCGAGGATATCGTTTCATAATACCTGTAAAAATCTCTGGAACGATGCAAACACAAAAACAGCAAGGGTAAGGATAACAGACGAGGAATTTAAGACCTACGGAACATGGGATGAAGTAATCGAGAAGACAGGCGAAGATCCCGAAGTCGTGACCGGAAGGCTTTTTGTTTTAGCGGTGAGCAACAACAACCTCGTAATAAAAGACATTACTGAGTGGATGCCTACCAAGACCGGCATAAAGGGCGCGATGGTAGATTATCACGGAAAATGCGCGGCATATCTTAACGCTCCCGACGTGATCCAGGCAAACGTCAGAGTAGCAAACGAGACCCTTGACGTGTGGAACGGCAAAGCCGAAGAGATCAGACACGAGACGGAGGAATAAATGAATACACCTATCACAATAACTCCACA